TAGATGAAGGTCTTATAAAGCCAACAAGCACAAGTAGAGCCAATCTAACTAGTAAGGCAACAGGCAACCCCACTGCCAATTTAAAAACCCAGTATAAGACTATGGGTAAAAAAGCAGGGCAAAGAAGTGATAACCTAAGGATGGTAAAGTGAATTTAATAAAACTACAAGATGAGATAGCAGATGACGAAGGGGTTATGTACGAAACTTATAGATGTTCACTTGGGCATGTAACAGGGGGGATAGGACACCTTATCACTGAGTGGGATGAAGAAGTTTATTCAGGTCCTATAGGAACAAAGATACCACATCAACAAGTGGACGATTGGTTTGCGAAAGATATAGAAACAACTATAAAAGATTGTAACCTAATATTTTCGCACTTTCATGACTTACCTGAAGATGCACAATTAGTAATTGCTAATATGTGCTTTCAATTAGGAAGACCCAGACTAAGTAAATTTAAGAACTTTATATCTGCTGTTAATAACTCTGATTGGGCACGTGCTGCTGATGAGATGGAAGATTCCAGATGGTACAGGCAGACAACTGCGAGAGCGGACAGACTAATAGCACGAATTATTAAATTAGGGGTACCTGTATAATGGAACAAATTGATAACAAAGATATAGTCAAGGCAAAAAAACGAAAGTTCATGACAGAGTCTAAAAGAGCCGTTGATAAAATTATGAAGGGCGATAACAAATTAGACATGAGTAAAATAAAGATTCGCCCCAGCGATAGAGACAAAAGTTTAGCCGATGCATATAGATTTAGAATGGATTTACCAGCTAGTATGTCTGATGCAGATGTTTTAAAAATGTATAGAAGTAAAGGAGTACCAAAAATGAATAAGAAATCTATAACTGAGTTACCTACTAATAAACCTAGATTAAAATCAGGTGCTGCTATTATTGGAGACCTTGATAAAGATGGTAAAATGTCTGGCTACGAAACAGCTAGACAAAAAGCTATAGAAAAGAATATGGAACCTAAAAAAGCTAAAACAGGTATTTCATTTTTAGATAACATGCAAAAAGACACCATGAGTAAAAAGAGATTATCAAGCCAAGAAAAAAGAGATTTGGTAGAAATATCTAATTTAGTAAGCCCAGAACAAAAAAAGAATCTTGGCAAGAACCTTAGGAATATTAGGTCACTTGGTGGAGATGGACAACTTAATAAAAAAGTTAGAAAGTTCCTAAAAAATACTGGAGGTCCTAAAGCTCAAAAGATTGCTAAGAAAGCAGGTAATCCCCAGTTACAAGAAAAGCAGGGCTTTATTGGGGCAGCGGGTGCTAACAAGAGAAAAAAATAATGAGCGAGTTACAGAAAAGGACAAATTACTTTGATTTAAAAAGGGATGAGACTATGGCTTTAAATGAGTACATAAAAAGTCCTGTATCCGACAGAGATTTAAAAAGTAATCCACCCGTTAAAAAAATAAATATGTCAAAAAGACAGAAAGGTAAAGTGTCCATGAAAAAAGGTCAAAGCACTGGGAGTTTCTTAGGGGACTTAAAGAAAGCTATTATGGCTGGCGGTGCTAGTAAATTAACTAAAAAAGTTAAAGTAAAAAAAGGTGACACTTTAAGTGGCATAGCTAAATCAAATAACACAAGTTTGAAAATGTTAATGCAGCTAAACCCAAAATTTAAAACAGGGCAAGGTCCTAGTAGAAAATATGTTGGCTCTATTTCTGAAGGAACTACCAAACAAAAAGAAATGGGTATTGGGAGTAATATACTAGTTCCAGACCCGCAATCGTTCCAAGGTGGTAATTTAAAACCAGTTAGAACAAAAAAGAAAACAGATGTCTATAAGAAAGTGACAAAACCAGAATTTAAGGAAATGTCACAGAAAATACCTAACCCTAAACTAAAACGAGGAGCAGTAACTATGGCTATGAAGAAAAAAGCGACTAAAAAGAAAATGACTAAAGGATATGCAAGAGGCGGCAAAATCAGTAAAATGAGGATGGGTGGTTCTAAAATGACCAAAGGCTATGCCAGAGGCGGAGCTATCAAAAAGAAGTAATGTCGTATCTTATAAGTAACGTACCTCATTTTAAATGTTGGGTGCGTAGGGAGTTTACTTGTAACCACCAAAGATACCATGGAGAGTTCCTTCATGCCTTGGTGATTGCAGTAAACACACTTCCCGATAGGTCTTTAAGCTTCCAAGTTGTTTTTACTGGTTGCGAGACAGACAGAGAAGATGGTCCCGATGAGAATGTTCATGGAGGAGCAATGTGGGCTAGGATGCCCATACAAGCCCTTGTAGCGGACATACCCGTCGAAGACTGGGCATTACCCATGGAAGACCATTTGTGCCAGCCCTGGGACTGCGAATCGCGAAATCATAGCGTTATAGTTATGGATAGAGTAAGTTCTTCCCCATGGTTATGCAAAATAGATAACGAGTTTCATAAAGGTAAGTATTTGTTTACAGTTGACTACACAGACAATGACATTGCAGATGACCCTTCACAGCATAAGCAATCTCACGTATTGTATCTCACTGATGCAGGTAAATGGACAGGTAATGTAGTAGCTCTGCCTAATAACAGAGTAAGAGCAACAAGTCCTGCACTATGGAGAACTGGAGAAGGAGCACCTGATTTTATTCCTTCTCAGCATACACATTCTGCAGAGTCTCACGAGACTTACTTAGACCCGTCAATAACTTTTAATAATTTGTATTCCGAGGGAAAGAAAAAAGGGAAGAAAAAATAATGCCACATTATACTAAACCATTAAAGAAAGTGATTACAGGACTTAAGAAAGCCTCTAAGTTACACGCAAAGCAATCTAACACTCTTAAGAAGATAGAGAAAGACCAGAGAACAAGGTATAAGAATGGCGCTAGTAAAAAGAAAAAAAAGTGACCCCAAAGTCGGAACAGGTAAGAAGCCCAAAGGTTCAGGTAGAAGGCTCTATACGGATGAAAATCCTAAAGACACTGTCAGTATTAAATTTGCGACTGTGTCGGATGCTAAAGCTACCATATCTAAAGTTAAAAAGATTAATAAGCCTTATGCACGAAAAATACAAATCCTTACTGTCCTCGAGCAACGAGCCAAAGTATCTGGGAAGAGAGAGCAGGCATCCCTCGCAAAAAAAGCGAAAGAACAATTAAAGAGAAAGAACGACAATGAAAAAGGATAGATGTGCTACTTGCGAATGTTATGATTGCGATTGCGAAGAATGCAACTGCGAATGTCATAAAGATAAACCAGCAGAAGGGCAGTTGGAGCTAGACTTTATTTGGCAGCATTTTCAAAAGCTGTAATTAATGATTGAGTTTGTGCTTGTGTTTATGATGGGAATAGCAGTAGTAGACCAAACACAAACCTTTGAAGACATAAATAGATGCCTATACTTCGCAAATAGACTAAACAGACAACCTTCAATACCACAGAAAGAAGGAGCTAATTTACAGATAACAGCATACTGTAAGCCACAAAGGAAAAAGTAATGGACCCAGTAACTATATCATTAGCAGTAGGAGTTGCATCAAAAGCATTCAGTGCAATTAAACAAGGATTTGCTGTAGGTCGTGATTTGGAACAAATGAGTGGTGATATAAGTCGTTGGATGGGAGCAGCTTCAGATGTTGACAATGCAGAGAAACAAGCTAAGAACCCAGGAGTGTTTAGCAAAGTGTTTGGTGGTGGAAGTATTGAAGCTACTGCACTACAGGCTTACTCAGCCAAGAAGAAACTTGAGGAACAAAGGTACGAACTCAAGATGTTTCTAAACTTAACACACGGACCACAGGCTTATGATGAGCTTCTTCAGATGGAGGGGCAGATAAGAAAAGAACGGCAGGCTACTATATATAAACAGCAACAGATAAGAAAACAAATCGGTGAAGGCATTGCATGGTTGTTTCTGGTTTTAGTTATAGGTGGTTTTTTATTATTACTAGCAAGTGTGTTTACAAGTAAGTCCCATGCAAAAGAATACACGTACAAACAAAAAGTATGGCAAGGTAAAATAAAAGAACCTAAATATACTAGATGCCTACGTAAGAAGATGCTACATTATAAGGGCGGACTAGCTTGTATATATCAAGGGGCAGGTAGAACATTTGAAATAGAGTTTACAGATAAACGAATAGGGTGCCCTAGACAATATCAATGTATATATAATCCTAATGGCAAAGAACCTAATATTGACGACGTCATGAAAAGTTTACAGGATGCAGTCAAATAGCCCATGCATCGGCATATGTAAGTTAGAAGATAACATATGTATAGGATGTAATAGAACAATAGAAGATATAAAGGAAGCATACGAATGGCAGCAAAGAAAAAATCAACAGGTTCACCAAAACCAAAAAACGCAAAATTATACGCCTCAGTAAAATCAGAAGCTAAGAGAAAATTCAAGGTATATCCATCAGCGTATGCAAATGCCTGGTTGGTTAGAACCTACAAAAAAAGAGGTGGAACTTATTAATGGCTAAACCTAGAGGGGGACTAACTAAATGGTTCAAAGAGGACTGGAGAGATGTAGCTACAGGAAAACCCTGTGGGCGTAAATCAGCAAGTAAGTCTAAGAGGAAATACCCAGCGTGCCGCCCCAAGGCAGTTGCAGATAGGATGTCAAAAGGACAAAAGAGTGCGGCAGTCACTAAAAAAAGAGCCGCAGGAAATACAGGTGGTAAGCCAACGTCTATCAAGTGGTCCGTATCACCCACTGGACGAAAACGGAAAAGAGTATCTAAAAAGAGATGACAAGAAATTACAAAAAAGAGTACGCCAGTTACCACGGAAAGCCAAAGCAAAAAAAGCGAAGAGCTTCAAGGAATGCAGCTCGAGCGATAATGGCGAAACGGGGACTAGTCACTAAAGGTGATGGCAAAGACGTACATCACACCACAGGTAATCCTATGAATAATAAGAAGAATAAGTTATCTGTAAAACCAAAAAGCAAAAACCGTTCATTTGCTAGAACCAAAACAGCTAGAAAGAAGAATCCTCGTGCATAAAGAATTAACAGAACTACAAAATAAATTCTTAGATGCTTTGTTTGGTCCTGCTAAAGGTAATCATGCTAAGGCTATGAAGATTGCAGGATATGCAGAAGCAACTAACCCACACCACATAATAAACGCAGTACGTACGCAAATAATAGAAAGAGCAGAATTAGAGATGGCAGTCAATGCTCCTAAAGCTGTATTGTCAATGGTAGGTGTCATAGATGACCCTTCAGCTATTGGTAATAGAGAAAGATTAGCAGCCTCTCAACAAATCCTAGATAGAGTAGGATTATCTAAAGTAGAGAAGTTAAACGTCACATCAGATAAACCAATAGGCGTATTTATTTTACCAGCGAAGACAGATGACAATAGCACAGAAACTGAATCCGACTAATAGGTATAAAACACTTAAAGGTCCTACAGTACCTTGGGGGTATGAGATACATAATATAGACCCTCATTTATTAGAACCAATAGAGGAACAACTAGAAGCTCTCTATATGGCAGAAGATTATTTAAAAAGTTCTTCATACCCAGAGGTATCGAGATGGTTAACAGAATATACAGGACGTAGCATAACTCCAATGGGATTATGGAAACGTATAAAGACTGATAAAACAGATAGACGGAAGCATGCTGAACAAAAAAGCCGTACCGCCAAGACCGAAGCTCAAGGCAACATCTACGCCCAAGCCTAAGACTAAAGAAGAAAAAGACTTAGTAAAAGCGAAGAAAGCACAAAGGTCCGCACGTGTGCGTTTAAGCATAGCACAACGTAAAATAGCTAAGATAGCTAGGAGTACAGAAGACGATGACATTGCGGAGAAGGCTACAGAGAGTCTACCTGAAGCTTATCCTGTCCAGGAGGAACCGACTCAGGAAGTATTATTCCAACCAAATCCAGGACCACAGACAAATTTTTTAGCTGCCCCAGAAAGAGAAGTATTATATGGAGGAGCTGCTGGAGGAGGCAAAACGTATAGTCTGATAGTAGACCCATTACGTTACTGCAATAATTCAAACATGAACGCTCTTATATTAAGACGTACAAATGACGAACTTAGGGAGATTATACATAAATCTCAGGAAATGTATCCTCAGGCTTATCCTGGGGCTAAATGGATGGAGAAAAAAAGCCAATGGACTTTCCCGTCTGGTGCTAGAATTTGGATGACATATCTGGAACAAGAGAAAGACGTTCTAAGATACCAAGGACAAGCATTTACTTATATTGGTTTTGACGAGTTAACACAGTATCCGACACCATATGCTTGGGATTATTTACGTTCGCGCCTTAGAACTGCAGACCCGTCGCTCCCCGTATACATGCGAGGCACGACAAACCCTGGAGGACCAGGACACAGCTGGGTCAAAAAGATGTTCATTGACCCTGCTCCAGCGGGTAAGCCGTTTTGGGCGACAGATATTACGACGGGGGAAACACTAAGATACCCCAAACAACACGCTAAGTCTGAACAGCCTTTGTTTAGAAGAAGATTTATCCCTGCTAAATTAGTAGATAATCCTTTTCTATACGAGCAGGGAGACTACGAAGCAATGCTGCTGTCTTTACCAGAGACACAGCGTAGACAATTATTGGAGGGAAGTTGGGATGTTGCAGAAGGTGCGGCTTTTTCTGAGTTCGATAGGCGATATCACGTTACGGATTCATTTGAAATTCCAAGTAATTGGAGAAAATTTAGGGCATGCGATTATGGATACTCTTCTTACTCTGCAGTCGTATGGTTTGCTGTTGACCCCGCTACTGAACAACTCGTGGTCTACCGCGAAATGTATGTATCAAAATATACAGCCAAAGATTTGGCGTTCGCTATCTTGGATGCGGAAAGAGGTGATGGACAAATCTCGTATGGCGTACTCGACAGCTCGTGCTGGCATAAAAGGGGTGATACAGGTCCTTCCTTGGCGGAACAAATGATTTCAGTTGGTTGTCGTTGGAGACCAGCAGACAGAAGTAAAGGAAGTCGTGTATCAGGAAAGAACGAATTACATAGAAGACTTCAAGTAGACGAAGTTACAGAGCAGGCAGGACTAACCATATTTAATAACTGTACTAACTTAATTGCACAGTTACCTATTATACCTTTAGATAAGAGTAACTCTGAAGATGTAGATACAAAAGCAGAAGACCATTTGTATGATGCTTTGAGATATGGTATAATGACCAGACCAAGGTCTAGGTCTATTTTTGATTATGACCCAGCAGCGATGCCAAAAACTTGGAATCCTGCAGATAAAGTATTTGGATATTAAACATGGAAAATGAAAACGAAAACATAGAAGAAATGGTATTTGTTCCTAAGAACCCAAGAGATGAATTAGCCAACTATGTTACAGAAAAATTCACCAGTGCAGAAGAAGCAAGATTGTATGATGAACAGAGATGGTTAAATTCTTATCGTCAGTACAGAGGTATCTATAGCACAGACACACAATTCACAGAAACAGAGAAGTCACAAGTATTCATTAAGATAACTAAGACAAAAGTACTTGCAGCCTACGGTCAGATAATTGACGTTCTGTTTGCTGGTCAGAGATTTCCATTAGGAGTTGACGCAACTAGAATACCAGATGGTGTAGAAGAAGCAGTAAACTTTGACCCTAAGGAACCTGATAATGCGTTAGATGAATTAAATAATGTATATGGTTTCCCTGGAGATGGAAAAGAATTACCAAAGGGTGCTACTCAAGAAACTCTACAGGAATTAAAGCTCGGTCCCTACGAGGATGACCTTGAACCTGTTAAAGATAAACTAAAGAATACTACAGGTTTAACTCCTACAGCACAAACTTATTATCCTGCACAAAAAGCCGCTAAGAGAATGGAAAAAACTATTCTTGACCAACTAGAAGAATCTAACGCATCTAAGCACTTAAGAACAGTAGCATTTGAGATGGCATTGTTTGGTACAGGAATACTTAAAGGACCTTTTGCTTTTGATAAAGAAAAAGCTAACTGGGATGAAGAGGGTAATTACTCTCCAGAAAGTCAAACTGTCCCAAGAGTAGAATCAGTTTCTACTTGGAATTTTTACCCTGACTATGATGCAAACAATATGTCAGAGGCAGAGTATGTTATTGAAAGACATAAGTTAAGTTACTCAGAGTTAAGAAATCTTAAGAAGAGACCTTACTTCGATACTGATGCTATAGATGAATGTGCCGAGATGGGATATAACTATACACGTAAATGGTGGGAGAATGACTTAAGAGATAACGAAACTCAATATGATGTAAACAGATTTGAGGTATTAGAGTTCTGGGGTAATATAGACAGAACTATGGCAGAAGAATCTGGATTAGATATACCTAATGAGTTTAGCGAAGTTGATACTTTACAAGTTAATATATGGGTATGTAATAATAAAATACTTAGGTTAGTAGTAAATCCGTTTACTCCAAAGCGTATTCCTTATTGTGCAGCACCATTTGAACTTAATCCTTATAGTTTCTTTGGCGTAGGACTAGCAGAGAATATGTCTGATACTCAAACATTGATGAATGGTTTTATGAGAATGGCAGTTGATAATGCTGTGCTATCAGGTAACTTAGTTTTTGAGATTGATGAAACTAACTTAGTCCCAGGACAAGACTTACAAGTATACCCAGGAAAAGTATTTAGAAGACAAGGGGGTGCTCCAGGGCAATCATTATTTGGAACTAAATATCCTAATGTAAGTACAGAGAATATGATGATGTTTGATAAGGCTAGGTCACTTGCAGATGATGCAACAGGCATACCATCTTATTCACATGGACAAACTGGTGTTGCAGGTACAGGCAGAACTGCTGCAGGTATCAGTATGTTAATGGGGGCGGCACAATTAAGTATTAAGAGTGTTGTAAAGAACTTAGACGATTACCTATTGCAACCTTTGGGAGAGGCATTGTTTGCTTTTAATATGCAGTTTGATTTTGATAAAGAAGCAAGAGGCGATTTAGAAATAAAAGCCAGAGGTACAGAAAGTCTAATGAAGAATGAAGTAAGAAGTCAAAGACTTCTACAGTTACTTCAAATGTCAGGCAATGCTGCAGTAGCACCATATTTAAAGATACCAGTTATCTTGAGAGAATTAGGTGCAGCTATGGATTTGGATTCAGAGAAACTTATCAATGATGAAAGAGAAGCATTCAAACAAGCAGAGATACTAAAAGCTGCTGGTGGTCTACCAACCGAACAGGGGCAAGCCCAAGGAGTTAATCCTGGAGACCCTTCAGGTGGAGGAGGAGGTAACATAGGAGTTGGACAAGCCCCAGTTCCAGGAGAGCAAGGATTTAGTGCTCCTCAGAATCCTTCTGCAGGACCACAGCAACAAGACCCTGCTGCAGCTAATCAATTACAACAATTACTTGGAGGTGCCCAATGATAAAAGAATTGGCTAAACAAATGTTACCATTAGTTAACACAAAAAAGAATACTGATATATTAGAATTATATATGAACTACAGAGTAAACGAGTTACATAAGTTGTTAGAACAGCATGAAGACATGTATAACATTAATAAGGCACAAGGAGCAATCCAAGAGATACGAAGACTTAAAACTCTACGTGATGAAGTTTTAGCAAAGGCTGAGAAATAATGGCAGTTGACCAGCCACTTCCAAGACCCAGAGGTCTAGGCAAAAAACCTAAGTATGACCAAGGTCAAGGGGTAGGAGATTTAGAACTACGAGCAGATTTAGAACCTTTTATGTATGGCAATCCATTAGCTAGGCTAGGATATGAGTTATACAAAGAGGGCAAAATAGATTTGAGAACTGATAAAGGTCGTGGTAGAGTGCCAGGAGGCAGCTATGGTACTTTTTTAAAAAAATATGGGGCAAAGAAAAGGGGCAAAAAGCAAGGTATTGATTTTATACAAACTCCTGTAAAAGAAACTGCGTTCAAAGGTGAAGTTTATGAAAATGAGGATAAAGAACTTAATTTAGACCCTCGTAGAGTTTTAGTGCATGAACTAACACATGCTGCTATTGAAGCTGTTGAAGGCAGAGAAAGAAATAGACTCAGAAACTTAAATGACGAATATGCTTTTGAGGGCAAGCCATACTCTCCTCGTCAAAGAGAAGGGTTTAACAAATACGGCGGTGTAGATTATGAAGAAGGCGTAGTTAGAGCAGGGGACGAATTAATAACAGGCAGACTTACTGGGGAATCAGGAACAGCAGGTATACCAGGATTACAAAATTATATATCTGGTAGTAGAATAGATAGTCAGTATGATGAAGCCAGACTTAAAAATAGATTTATAAGTTTATCTACAGCTGCCCAAGATTTATTAACAGAGAAGGGGGTAGCTCCAGAATCAATAGCCCCTTCTGATAATAGAGACAGAAGTTTTTCAGAAGTACTCAAATATTTAGTAGGATTTGGTAAAGAAAGAAATAAACTAAACAACCTAGGATTTGGAAGAGTTGAGGATGGCAACGTGTATCGTCATGATGCTCGACCCTCGTTTGATAGGGGACTAAAAGTAGGAAGAAAAAACCCATCATCAACTAACCCACTTAAACTTAAAGAAGGAGGAACACTCATGGCAGCAACAGGATTAATGCCCTTAACAAATAAGACAAGTAACCCAACAGGTAATAAACCAACTAAAGAAAAAAAGATACCTCAGAGGGGTGCAAAACCTGATAACTCAAAGGTTGACCCTAGAGATGAAGCATTGAAGCTAGTAGCTAAAAATATGAAACAGAAGAAGACACAGGCAGGTATTGGTGCTCCAACTACTCCAATGACTCCTCCTGCTCCAACTGCCCCCGTTGCAGGAATGCCAACTCCTATGACTACAGCATTAGCTGCTCCTGATATGCCAATGCCTCCAGAACAACCTCAGATGCCTATAATGGCGGCTAAAGGTAAAGCTCTTGAAGATGGTGTCAAATCTAAGAAAAAAGGTAAAGGGTTAGCTGTTGTAATTGAAATGGGTTCTGCAGAAAAACCAGAATACGAAGAAGCATCTATGGGAACACCTTCTGACCCTCCTCCAGGTGCTACAGCAGATGAAGTTAAAGATAACCAACATGTATTACTTAGCGAAGGGGAACTAGTTGTTCCAGCTAACGTAGTTAGATATCATGGTCTTGGAATGTATGAAGGAATGAGAAGAGAAGCTTTACAAGGACTGGGCGAAATGGAAGATGCTGGTCAAGTAGAGTACATTGATAATGAAGTTAAAACTGCAGCTGCAGGTATGACTATTATGAATGCACCTAATGTTGCCACATCTCAAGGTATAGCAAAACAACAACAACAATTTACACCAGGGGCAACTCCTGAAGCTGCTTCTGCACGATACGTATCTACTGGATTTGTAGATAAAAATAGAGATGGTGTAGATGATAAAATGCAAAAATTATCCCTTCCTGTTCCTACTTCTACTGTTAATACAACTCCATCTGGATTAAGACTAGGTCCTACTACAGATGCAAATACCGTAGTAGGTGCGGGTAATGTTGGTTCATATGTAGATGAACAAAGGAATCCTGGAGATGATGATGGCACAACTCCTCCACCTAAAGACGATACTCCTGCTCCAGTTGCCCCAGCAAAAGTTATACAACAACCTAGTGGTGATGACGGAGGAGACCCTGGAATAAATGCAGGTTTAGGAGGAGCAACAGCAACTATTGGCGGTGTAGACTACGCACTGCAGTATGATTTCTCAGGTAATCTAACAGGTATAGCAAATGTAGCGGATGCTTTAGCTACAGGTAAAGCCAATTTTCAATCCCCTACTGCTCACGTAGCTAATCTAGTTTCTTCTTTAAATAAAGGACAAATTGGAATGATTAGTCCTTCCAATATTGCTGCAGGAAAAGCGGGTCTTAGTCAACAACTTGCAATAGAGGCTAACAAAGGATTGGCACAAGTTACTAACCCTACTAATATCTCTGTAGCAGCTACAAAAGATGTGCAAGCTGCAAATGCAGATATTATGGGAGCAGGAATTGCTAACCCTAATGCTCTTGCTGCACCTGAAGTACAAGCTCCTAGTATAGCTAACATTGCTGATTACGAAGAGGCTGTAGGTAAATTAGGCATGACTACTGCAGTAGATAGAATGGGCATGGAAAAAGCAAAGGAAGCTATTGGTGCTTCTTCCCCTGATACTAAATTTGATGGAATGCTGTCTGCAGATGGAAAGTCCCTAGGTAGTATAGGGACTTTATCAAGAGAAGAAGCTGCATTCTTATCAGGAGTGACGGATACTATAACTTCTAATGCCCAACAGAAAGGTGCTCTTACAGGAGTAAGTGATGTTCCTACACAAGCTACAATGGACAGAGATAAAGCGTTTAGAGATGAGGTTGCAGCTAAAAATGCAAAAGACGCTCTAGACGCTCAAATGAAAGGCATAGCAATGGGATTTGCCGCTAGTACAGTTGCCCCTGGAACTGCTACTAATGCTGCTATCTCAGGTAAAGGATACAGTAGCACAGGTGCAGCACCTGCTGGTTCTCAATATAGTTCAACTGGTACATTTAGCACAAGTAGTTCCGCTGATGACACTGGTGTAGGGTCTTCTGGAGACTTAGGTGGTGCAACTGGTGCAGGGTATGGTGCTGGGTCGGATGGTGTAGATACCGATGATGACGACAGTACAGGAGCATCAACAGGAGTAGGCGGTTCTGCATCTGGGGTAGATGGTATGTCAGGTGGTTCAACTTCATCATCAGCAACAGCAGGAACTACACCAGGAACAAGTTATGCAGATGATGCGCAAGGTTCTGGTGGTGGACCAGGAGGCAAAATAGTCTGCACAGAGATGTATAGACAGACCCAACTTGATGACTGGGCACAGGCTATGAAGACATGGCACATTTATCAGAAAAAATACTTGACACCTATACATGAAATAGGGTATCATTCGTTATTCAAACCTTTTGTTCGTGGTATGAAAGTTAATAAGGCACTAACAAACCTAGGTGCTTACCTTGCCAAAGAACGAACAAAACACCTTAGACATATTTTAACAAAAGGAAAATCTGCCGACAGTATAGTAGGTAATGTGTTTTGTAAAATAATCCATCCTATAGTTTATTTAGTAGGATTGGCAGTTCATAAAAAATAATTTATGAACTATTAAACTGGCTACCAACCCCCCTATATGGCTACGGTTGCCCCAACAAGGAGAAGTAATATGGCTGAGATTGCTATAGAACAAAAAACAGTTAAAACCCCAATGAAGTATACACGTAATAACGATAGAGAAGCGTTAGAACTAGAGAAAAATCTAAAGGAAAGAGACATAGCTTTAGGTAAAGTTAAAGAAGAAGAAGAAGATGTTGTTGAAACAGAAGCATTAGCTCCTGAAGAAAAAACATTCAAAAAAAGATATGGTGACTTGAGAAGACATAATCAAGAAAAAGAAAAATCATATCAAGATGAGATATTTAAATTAAAGCAACAATTAACAGATACGGCAACTAAAGAAATTAAGTTACCGAAATCAGATGAAGAAATTAATGAATGGGCTAAAGAATACCCAGATGTTGCTAAAATTGTAGAAAGTATTGCTACTAAGAAAGCAAAAGAATTAGATTCATCACTAGAAGAAAGAATGAAATTAATTGCAGATAGAGAAGCTCAAGCTACTCGTGCTACTGCCGAAGCAGAATTAATGGGAATACACCCTGATTTTGATACAATTAGAAATGACCAAGAGTTTCATGATTGGGTCGAGGTGCAACCTAGATGGATTCAACAAGCTTTATATGAGAACGAAAACGATTCTAGGTCTGCTGCAAGAGCGATTGATTTATATAAAGTAGATATGGGATTAAATTCAGCCCCTAAAAAGAAATCAGATTCTTATAAAGACGCTGCAAAAGCTGTAACCAGAGGGTCAACAAATGCACCTTCTTCTACTAAAGGTGGTCAAGCTAATCAGATTAGAGAATCAGATGTAGCTAAAATGAAAGGTCATCAATTTGCAGCTAATGAAGAAGCTATTACAGAGGCTATTAAGTCAGGAAACTTTATATATGACTTGACTAGACCAAATAGTTAATTTTTTACTTTACATTTGTTCCATAATGTGTTACAAAATGTATATATTCCGCAGCCCATATATAGTATGACTACCTGCAAACTACCCACATCACGAATTATTTACTAAAAAACTACCTAGTTTTATTTAGCCCCTTATGGACACCTAATGTTTAGCTAGCCTTTTTGATTGTATGCAACTCGTATTTTTTAAGCCCAAGGAGAATTATCATGGCTTTTACTACAGCAGCTGGATACGGGAATTTACCTAATGGCAATTTTAGCCCCATTATTTACTCCCAAAAGGTTCAGCAAGCTTTTCGTAAATCTTCAATAGCAGAAACAATTTGTAACTCTGACTATTTTGGAGAGATTGCGAATTATGGTGATACTGTAAAAATTATTAAAGAACCAGAAATCACTGTTAAATCTTATGCCCGTGGCACAACTATTCAGCCACAAGACCTAGACGATGAGGAATTTTCTCTCACCGTAGATAAAGCTAACTATTTTGCTTTTAAAGTAGATGACATTGAGGAAGCTCACAGTCATGTAAACTTTGAGTCAATGGCTTCTGACAGAGCTGGTTACAGACTTCGTGACCAACACGACCAAGAAGTTCTTGGTTACTTAACAGGTTATGCCCAATCAGCATTAAATATAAATGCAGATGGAGTTAACACTTCTGTTAATGGTAGCGTTGCTATTTCAACTGCTGGTACTGACGAATTGCTAACAAGCATGAAGTTAATCAAAAGTAGTTTTGCCAACATTACAACATCAAGTGCTGGAGACCACTCAATACCACTAGCAACAAGATTGCCTGGTGCTACTGCTATAGCAACAGCAACTGCTACTCCATTACAACTTGTTGCAAGAATGGCTAGATTGTTAGATACACAATTTGTAGATAACGAAAATAGATGGCTAGTTGTTGACCCAGTATTCCTAGAGATACTAAAGGATGAAAGCTCAAGAATGCTTGAATCTGATTACGGAAACTCTGGAGATGCCCTAAGACAAGGTCTAGTTGTTACAAGATTACATGGCTTTGATGTCTATGTATCTAATAACTTACCTGTAGTCGGAGGAGGTCCTGCTACAACAGGTACGGCTAACCAGAATACAGACTACGGAGGAATTGTTGCTGGTCACTCTTCATCAGTAGCTTCTGCTTCACAGATTACGAAAACTGAGTCTTACAGAGACCCTGATTCGTTTGCGGATATTGTTCGCGGAATGCACTTATACGGCAGAAAGATTCTTCGTCCAGAAGCAATCGTGACTGCTAAGTATAACACAGCAGCTTAAGGGAGATTTATAAATGGCTACATACAATTCAAGTCTTCAGGCGGTTCACAGACCATCTGCTCCTGCACCTTATCTAGTAAGTAATACTATTGACATTGCTGTAGAGAATGCAACTAATGCCGCGGCTCTTGCAGCTAACGACATTTTGGAAATCTTTACAATCCCTGCCAATACTCTTCTTATGGCTTCAGGCTATGAAGTTGAGGCATTACTTACAGGAGAATCTAACGATACTACGTTTAACTTAGGTATCACTAGCGCCTCTACAGGTGGTATTGCTGCTGATGTTGACGAGTTCGTTGCTGCTATGGATACTGACGCTATGGCTGTCGGTGCTTATGCAACTATGATTCCTTCAGTGTTTCCTGCAGTTGTTGCTGGGTCTACTACAATAGACTTAGAGCTACAAGCCGCAGGTACAGCACCTACAGGTGGAAAAATAAGAGTTTGGGCAGTGTTAATGAACATTGACAACCCAGGTGACTTATCAGCTGACGAAGTCGATAGAGACCAATTAGCTTAAATATAACTTAAGGGGCTACTTTAGGGTAGCCCTTTATTCTAAGGATACTGATGGCTCAAACTTTTCTTACATTAACAAATAGTGTCTTGGCACGCATGAATGAAGTTGAATTAACTTCAGCTACTTTTGCTACAGCTAGAGGTATACAAACACAGGCTAAAAATGCAATTAATGAAACAATAAGATACATCAATCAAAAAGAGTTTAGTTATCCATTTAATCATGCAAGTAATACACAAACATTAGTTCCAGGCACATTCAAATATGATGTTCCCACATCTACTAAACACGTAGATTATAACACTGCTAGAATTGCAAAAAATGCCACTCTGGGAACATCTGGAGTAAATTTAAGTAGTCTATCTTATAATGAATACATTGCTAATAATGTAGAACAAGAAGATGAAATACAGACAACTACTACAAGTACCACACATACCGATAGCGTAACAACTATAACTGTAGCCAGTACATCTGACTTTTCTGCTTCTGGTACGTTACACATTGCCAATGAGCAAATAACTTATACTGCTATAGGCTCTAGTACAACATTTACAGGATGCACCAGGGGAGCTAACAGCACCACAGCCGCATCTATAGCTAGTGGCGTTCAAGTAGCACAATTCGATAATGGGGGAGTGCCCTCACATATTGTAAGAACACTAGATAATAATTATATTTTGTACCCATTTCCCAATAAAGGGTACACACTAAAGTTTGATTACTTCACTTTTCCAAGTGATTTATCTGCTCATGGGGACACAACAACAATACCCGACAGGTTTACCCCAGTGATAGTAGATGGAGCAACAGCGTATACTTATCAGTATCGAGGAGAAATAGAACAGTATCAATTAAACTTTGCTAGATTTGAGCAAGGCATAAAGAATATGCAAACACTACTTGTTAATAAATATGAGTATGTAAGGTCCACAGTAATATTAAAACCTACAAGCATGGCAGGATATTTTAGTACCGAAACGACAACATAATGGCAGACTTATCAAGAGTACAACCTACTGCATTTGTATGCGAAGGGGGGTTAATAGCCAACCGTTCTACATTCATTATGCAACCAGGTCAAGCATTACAGTTAGAAAACTTTGAGCCTGATATTGAAGGCGGGTACAAAAGAATTAAGGGGTACCAGAGGCACATAAGACATGTTGTACCTCAAACCGCTTCTTCAGATGAAGCAGTTTTATTAACTACGACCTTTGCTAATAAAGTTATTGCCGCTAGAGGAGAGAAGATATTTAGCACTGCTACTACTTCTTTAGGTGTTGGAACTTCAAATGTTATAGCCGCAGATGCCTCAATGACAGGTTCAGGTGTTATTACTGTTATAAGTACTACAGGATTTAGTTCAAGTGGTACCTTACAGATTGATAATGAAATATTTACTTACACAGGTATTACATCTACAACATTTACAGGTGTAACAAGGGCTACAAGTAGTACTACTGCAGCAGTTCATACTGCAAGTTCTGGGACAAGTAGAACGGTTGTATCAGAGAGTTGGACAGAAATAGACTCTGGTAGAACAAATGCTGGTAAGTATTCTCTTGAGAGGTTTAACTTTGATGGTGGTGACAAGCTAATCCTAGTAGATGGCACAAATGCCCCTGTCGTATTTAACACATCTTTATCCGCTACAGACGTAAGTACAAGTGCCGTATCAGGTGCTAATATTGTGACATCATTTAGGGAGCATATGTTTTATGCAGGTATGTCAAGTACTCCACAAGAAGTAGTATTTAGTCAGCCCTTTGATGAAGATGCATTTAGTAGTGGTTCAGGTGCAGGTAGTTTTAAAGTTGATGATACTGTTGTAGGACTTAAAGTATTTAGAGATAGCTTATTTGTATTCTGCGAAAATAGAATATTTAAACTAACGGGTAGTTCAAGTTCAAATTTTGTTGTAACTCCTGTTACAAGAGATATAGGCTGTATAAATGGTAAGACTATTCAGGAATTTGCAGGAGACTTAATATTCTTAGGACCTGATGGATTGAGAACAGTTGCAGGTACAGCAAGGATTGGTGACGTTGAATTAGGCACTATAAGTTCTAATGTACAATCTTTATTTGATGAAAACATATCTAATGCTACAGCTTTTGATTCCGTAGTTATACCTGAAAAAACACAATATAGACTATTCTTTTCAAAAGATGCTGGTTCTGAAAGTCTAACTGAGGGTATCATATGTGTTTTAAAAGGTGGTGCAGGTGGTCAACAAAGCTATGAATACTCAAGAATAAAAGGAATAAAGCCTGCTTGCACAGACACTTTTATTACTGCAGGGGATGTATTAGCATTACATGGAGGCTTTGATGGCTATGTATATAGACAAGAAGAAGGTTCTACGTTTGATGGAAGTGCTATTAATGGTAAATATCGTAGTCCAGACTTAACATTTGATGACCCAGGCATACGTAAGCATATGCAGAAAGTTATAGTAAATTACAAACCTGACTCAACAATTAACGCTAATTTGTTTGTAAGATACGATTACGAATCGGCAGAGTCTGCAAGACCTGCATCATACCCGTTAAACTCTGAAGATATAGCGGGTATTTATGGAATATCAACATATGGTAATCCTACTTACGGAGGTCCTTCACAACCATTGCTAAGACAATCAGTTGAAGGTTCAGGATTTGCTGTAGCATTGAGAGTAAATGATAATGGTTCTACACCAGCATATTCACTTAAAGGATTTCAGTTGGAATATCAATTAGGAGCTAGAAGGTAAATGGGAGCAACGTACACAAGGCAGTCATCATATTCAGATGGCGACGTAATACAAGCAGCCGATACCAATAATGAATTTGACCAATTACTTGCAGCTTTTGCAGTTAACTCAGGGCACACTCACGATGGTACTACAGGTGAAGGTGGACCTATTACTAAACTATTGGGTAATGCACTTACACTTGGGGCGGGCACAGCAGGAACAGATATAGTAGTTACATTTGATGGCGAATCAAATGATGGACTATTGACATGGAAAGAAGACGAGGATTATTTTGAATTTAGTGACGACATACTTATTGCTTCTACAGAGAAGCTACAATTTAGAGACACAGCAATATACATCAATTCAAGTGCAGATGGACAACTCGACCTTGTAGCTGACACAGAAATACAGATAGCGGCAACTACTATAGATATAAATGGTAATGCTGACATATCAGGTAATTTAGGTATAGGTGGTAACTTAACAGTTACAGGTACA